AGAAGTTTATGATAATATCAATCTAGATTGGATTGTACTTTTATCCAACAATATACTCAATATTCGTGATGAGTGGCCAATGAGTCAACATAATTTCCAAAGATATTTGAACAACAAATACGATTCAGTGCAATTGAGTCAAATTCATCATTATGAGACTAAAGAGATAAGAAACTCAGATGAAATACTTTTATTACAAAAAGGTTTATGGGTAGATTCCGACTTTACCTTCAAATACACTGATCAAAGAACAGGGTATCAATCAATAAATGACGTTACCTCAGTATCTGTCTTCCAACATGAAACTCAGAAAAATGATGATAAAAGAGCAATTTACCTTCTTAGACCAGAATACGTAAGTGTCATAATGAGCGATATGAGAGAAATAATGACTTATACCGATAGTTCCCAATATGTCAATAGAAAATTGAAAAAAGGCGATAATATTAGAATTGTAGAACCTCGCTAAAAAACCTTAAGAGCAATTTTTTGGCGGAGTTTTTTTTCCGACTTTTTTGAAACTAAAAGTCGATTTTGCTACAGGTAATGCACTCCGATGTGATATGCAATAGATACTCTGTCTTCCTGTGATCTATTCACATCTACGTAGTGTATGAGGTTACTGTTGAAAAATAGTCCTCTATTTGTCTGAGGTGTGAAGTACATGGCATTATAGTCTCTCTTCGCTATCGTGCAGGTATTCATCATCTTATTAGGGTATGGGTTCATGACAACAAGATCACCTGAGTTTTCGTTTGCTTTCAACCAGAAGGCACCACTAAACTCACCCACAGTATGATGATGCATTGTATTTGATGCACCAGTAGGGTTTATATTGCAAAATAATTTGGTAAAGTCAACCCAGTAGGGTTCTTCTACCATGTAGTGCTTGATATATTTTTTGAACTCTCTTAGAATTACTTCTTTGATAGGGTGGTCTATGTCCTTCTGCCAACCACCATAGTTTGAGTTGCCATCTGACTCAGGGCAGACCTTCTGTAGGTCATACACATAAGATAAACAAGAGTCTACGACAGATTGATCTCCATCGTAGACTCCGATTGTCTCTTCAAATGAGACGTATTCCATTACTCTTCTGCTAGACGCTGAAAGTATGATAGAGCATCATCATCTGTAGATGCACCTGCAGTCACTGGTTCTGGTGGTGCAGTTACTATCTCTTCCTCCTCGTTAGCAACCTCTGGTGCTACTGGTGGACGTGATGTGTTCAACACACTGTTCAATCTCTTTTCAAGATCAGCATATGATTTGAACTGATCAGCAGCAGTGAACTCTTCTAAAGAGTATTGCTTCTTCCAGATTGCTTCAAGAGCATCGTCATCATCAAGGAGTGCACTGGTAGCAGAGAACTCAGATGAATCGTAGTTACGATAACCTGCAACGTTCTTTGCTTTCAACTTGAAATTAGCACCCTTCCAGAAATCAAATGGATCGATTGCTTCCTCGTCTTCAAACTCAGGTTGCATTGCTGCTGTGAGTTTGTCAAAGATTTTCTTACCAAACTTGTATAAGAATACTTTTCCCTCGTTCTCAGGGTTAGTAGGATCTTTTACAACATAGATGTTACTAATGTATGTAAGTTTCCTCTTCTGCTTACGTGCAAGGTCTTTGTCTGCATCGTTGCCACTGTTCCATAGCAGACGATTGTACTCAGATACTGGATCTTTACCACCAAGAGTAGTAAGACTGTTCTCTATGTACCAACCACCAGGTCCTTGGAAAGCATGTGACCATACCTTTGCCCATGGTAGTTCTTCTCCGTCAGGTGCAGGTAGGAAACGGATGACAGCATAACCGTTACCTGCTTTATCGACCTCTAGTTTCCATAGTCTGTCGTCGGCACCGCTTGTGCCCTTGCTGTTCATTTTCTCTATCTCGGTGGTCAACTTGGAGGTCAAGCTACCAAGGCGAGATTGTTTTTTTAGATTTGCAAATGTCATAAATTTGACTCGTAGTATTCGTCGTATTGAATAGATTGGTGGATTAGCACCTTGCATACGCAAGATTAGTATAGTATACTATTTATGCTTTGTCAACAGGGATAATATATCTTCTGCAATCATTTTATGACCCTCCTCATCAGGGTGTCCTCTCCATGGTGCCTTGGGATAATGTTCAAGATTTAGATCAAACTGAACCAGTGAATTTAGCACTCTATACTTACCCTTATTCTTTGCTTGCCACGTTCCAAAGGTACGATTGGTCAGGATTATTACTGGAACATTGTTTACCTCACAATGATTCTTTATAGTATGGTATAAGATACACTCATCATCATTACCATACTTGTCATGGTATATGTTTTGATAGTAATACCACAACCATTTTTTAAATTCACCTCTACCTTGTTGACTGTTTGGTCTTAGAAATCTATATCTTTGCCCATCATAATACTCTCCTCTCATTGGCAGTGCCATTTGAATCACAGCATAATCAAAATCAGATATATTATTCTCTAATATGAGTCTTCTTACGATAGCATGATTGGAACATGAACTCACCGCTATGTTGTACTCCTCTGCTCCAAGAGCATCACATATCAAGCGACTGAATCTAGTATCCTTTTGCTTGAATAATTCTGTTCCTTTTGTGAAGGAGTCACCGTCAAAATAAATTTTCACTATTGATTATGTCTAGAATATCTGAGGCAATCATCTCATGACCCTCTTTACTTGGATGTCCCTCACCCATCTTTGGATACTTATCTAAATTTAAATGAAAGTCAACAAGAGATTCAAGGTATCTATATTTCCTACCAAATGTTCGATTAGTTGTAAGTATAAGTGGCACATTGTGTACTTTACAATGATTACGAATGCAATTATATAACATGCACTCATAATCATTGCCTAATTTATCATGGTAAATGTCACTATAAAATTTTCTCATCCACTCTATGACATCAAAAGTCTCCAACTTTTTGAGTAGATGAGACCCATGCTTACCTCTTATCTTTGACGGAGGTCTTATACTGACATACTTTTCACCATCATAAAACTCAAATCTCATTGCCATGGTCATATTGATTATTGCATAGTCATATTGACTTATATCATTCTCAACTATAAGTCTTCGAGTTATAGCAAGGTTACTTGATCCACCCTTTGCAATATTATATTCTTCTGCCCCCAATGAATTACAGATGAGACGACTGAATCTATCTCTCTCTTTGTTTACTAACTCAGTTCCCTTAGTGAATGAGTCACCATCAAAGTAAATCTTCATTCTTTTCCTCATCTTTTGTTTTGTATGCCCACTCATCTGTATGACCCACAGACCACCACTTAGGTTCGGTCTCAACTGCATAGTTCTGTGAGCATACTTTGAAGTCAGGTGTCTTCAAGTTATCATTGTCAACCAAACTATTATCAAAGAATATAGTTCTGTTGTTAGGTTGTGCAGCATACTGTCCATTATCAAGTGCAATAATATTGAATGTCTTGTGTTCTGGATCATGCTCTGAGAAGTTTACATCAAGCACTGACCTATCAGGATGTGCTGTGTCAATGGTGAAATCATACTCACCAGCATGCATCTTCTTGTCTTTACCAAAGAATTGACATCTTCCTAGTATAGGTTTCTGAACGACTGTTATATTGTAATCAAAGCAATCCCATAACTGTAAAACATCTAAAGGAAGTTGATTATCTTTATCGTAATCTTCTTTCCATACAAATGCACTGAGTGGTAACTTATCAAAGAGTGCACCATAGTCAGTCAATAATGTCTCGAAGTATAGTGCCTTTGATTGTATACTTCTAACCGAGACCCAAATACCAGGTGTGATTTCTCCATGACCTTTCTCTAAATCATAAAGATATTCTTTCTTTACCCACACCTTTCTAGGAGGTAAAGGATGAACAAGGTATGCCATTATCTTTTGAGGTTGGATTGCACTTGTTCAAGAGTGCGTTTCATGTTTGTAAAGATGGTGGTCAAATCAGTATCACCAAAACCTAATTCCTTAGAATGAGAGGATATATAATCCTTCATCTTCTTAGCATCAGGATCATCTGTCAGCGACAATCTTGTCCACATAATCTGTTGCCTTTCAAGCAACTCCATGACAGTATCTATGTGCTCTATCTTTGCCTCTGCACTCATCATAGGGAACTTTAGTATGACATCATACAATTCTTTCTGGAGACATGTGATCTCCTCCATCTCCCTCCTTACTTGATCTGAATCAAAAAACTTACTCATATCTCTCCTTGATACGTCTCAAAAGATATTGTTTATATTTTTCTTTGTCAATATTTAGAAATGGCATATACTTCCTTATCTTCATTCCAATTACCTTCCAGACTGGATCTTTTATTTGTTTATCATAGTCTTTGCAGTAACCAAATAGTTTTTCATAGACACACATCTCTTCTGCACTTATGTTACCTGCTAGATGCTCTTTGAGTATGGGTGGATGACCTTTAGATGCATCAAAGAACTCATCATATGTGTATTGATCCATCATTTCATCTGAACTCTGTTTGAAATTATAGTACATGCTCTGCTGTCTTTTCTGCCATTCTTTATACACACCCTCACCAGACCTTATAATATTTCCTATCCACAATCCCTCTGGATTGTCTGTGTCTACAAAATTTGCAAGAAAAAAATCTCTTATCTCTCCATCTTTATACTTTCTTGACATCTTTTCAAAAAAGTATCTGTCTTTTCTCTTGTAAAAAGAATCAATCTTTGCTCTAGATTTACCACCATATCTGTGGTAGTCATACTTTTCTTTAGTAAAGTGATTCTTGTATCCAAGATACTCTTTGTAAGTATCAAAGGGTGTCATAGGTTTTTTGATCATGCATCGCCACACTTTTCTTCATTGTAGCATCTAATTGCTGTGCTGCGGTAAACCATTTAGGATTTGCTGAACACATGTTACAGATCCATGATGGTTCTAATACCTCTTTGAATGATGCTCTTATATCATCGTCTGATGAGTCAATGCTAGTGGGTTTGTACTGTAAATATTTTTGCCATGCTGGATCTTCAAGTTGATCTGTTGCTTCAAGAGATTCTCTGAGGTATGACATCATAGGACACTTCCATAGATGTCCATTGTATAGTTGAGAGTTAGGGCAACTACAATGCTTGAAACTTTCAGTTATGTTACCATCTTCATGTGGATAATACTTTATACCATCACTGTAATCATACTTGAATAGATCGAACCACACTCTAGGTTGTCCATTGTCTAATCTAAATGCCTCACTCAACTCAAATGTATTTCCATCTAAATCTACACCTCTTGACTCTGCATACTTTGCAAACTCATATGCATTCTGCCAGTTCTTATATCCTTTAGTGGTGTACCATGGAAAGTGGAATGTCAATCTAAAAACTACACCCTTCAACATTTCATCTACTATCCACTCCTTCTCTTGCAGAAGTCTTGATCCATTGCTGAATAGTTTTACATTACATGGTTGTGTGCCACGTTCACCGTAACATAATTCTCTAAGAACTCTAGTCACCTCTTTAGTTCTTGGTTCAAGCAGAGGTTCACCACCAATGACACTTACATGACTCCACACATATATCTTTGGTAATATATTCTCTATATCTTTGATCAGTTGATCTATATCTACTGTGCTGTTAGCACTCAACAAACTACTATTATGATTACATGCTCTACATGCAAGATTGCAACCATTTATGGTGTGAATACTAAGAAGTCTGGTAGTAGGACGTTCCTTCTCCAGACTTGAGAGTTCTTCTTTTGTTATTGACTTGAAATTATCTATCCAAAAACCTTTGAGTGACCTTATATAATTTACCTTACGTGACAATTCATTGATGTCATGGTTCTTTAGACATGCAGCAGCGAGTTTCTTTTCTTTTACGTTAGATAGCAAGGAATTTTGCCCTCGAAGTTCTCTTCAAGTAATTTAGGTTCATTGCATTCCCTTTCAACTTCTCTTTCATTGGTTTAGAAATGAGTTTTGAAACTGATTCTATCTCTATACTATTCTCTTCACAGTAGTGACATATTGCCTCAATATAATTCATATCCAAATTGTTTTGGACAAGGTTCTCAATGTCATTAGTGAACTTGTCCTGACACAGGAACTTGTTCTTGAGCACTGCCCTCATTTCATTTTTAGTTGCCATTTAATTTGTCCTCCACAAATTTTTCGATGTACTTGACTAATAGTTTCATATACTTCATTTTATCATACTCTTCGTAAACAGTCACCTCCCCATTCTCACAGGTCATGAGAATAACAAGTTTCTTTACAGGTATATCCGTCAGTTCGTAAAACATACAGGCATATGCTGCTGCCTGTACAAAATAATTTTCTATCCAGTCTCTCGGTTTGGGTTTCGCTGCAGTTTTGAAATCAATAATGGATAGTTCACCATTATATTCTGCTATACAATCAACAGTTCCAGCAACACCCAACTCGTTACTGTATAAACTTTTTTCTAGTGCGTAGATATTATTTATATTTTGTAACACTTTTTTTGCCTGAGTGAACAGCATCTTGGTGCTAGGGTTATCCAATACAACCTCTTCATTCAATAGATGCTTCTCTATCAGTTCATGTGTGGCAGTGCCTCTAGTAGTGGCACGTTTTGTAATTCTGTTTGCTTCTGCATCACCAACTTTCTTTCTCCACTCAACAAAGATGTGTTTGTTGAAGTGAGAAGTGACCGAGGTTATTGACACCATCGGTCTGTCATTGACATTGTAGTATCGAACTCCATCAATACTCTTCCTAGTCAGGGTAGGAAGATCACATTCTACATGATTGAACATTACATACCTAGTTCTATTTTTGAGGTGATGTAACTCTTGACTAGACCAGACCTAACGATATCATCCATATCAAATTCGATTAGATCGAACTCTGGCATGCGAGTGATAATCTTTTGGAAATCAAGAATACCATTCTTCTCGTTTGTCTTTATCAAATCAGTTTGTGCAACGTCACCACAGAACATAATCTTGGTGTCTTCACCTACTCTTGTTATTATACTATCTAACTCATGAAAATTCAAGTTCTGTGACTCATCCACAATAACAATAGAATTATCAAGCGTTGTACCCCTGATGAAAGAGGTAGACCAGAAGGTCACACTCTCCTGTGCTTTCAGATTACCCCATAGCATTTCAAACTCATTGTCTGATGCCAACTCAAACATATACTTGACCATATTCTTGTATGGTATCTGGTATAGTGCTGCCTTGTCCTCATGATCACCAGGTAAGAATCCTATCTCTCTTGTAGACACAAGTGATCTTACTAATACTACCTTTTGATATGGTGTGACAGGATCTAACACCTCCCTCAGTGCTTGATAAAGAGTGATGAATGTTTTACCTGTACCTGCTGCACCATAGAGAAAAAGGTTTTTACCCTCTTGATATGATGAAAAAGCATGTTTCTGGTTGGTTGTGATTGGTTGCACATCCACCATCATGTCAGAATTATATGGTTTCTTTCTCCTCATTTGTTTCGCAGTCAATCCAGCACCAACACTGGTAGACATCTTCTTTTTTCTTGGCATGTTAGGTGTGTGTAATCTTCTGTGGTTTTACTTTTGAACCAGGCATCTCTGATACCCTTGATAGAACCTCGTTCCATCCTCCATCTGTTCTACTGTAAACGTCACCTGTAGCACTGACTACACCTCCTGATCCTTTAGACCAGTCTTTATCCCAGTCTGGATTATCTTTTCTCCACTGATCATACTCTTTCATTGACATCATGAGTTCTTTAGTCTCACCTGTCTTCATGTTCTTGATTGGATATGTTGGCATGTGTTGTTGCGAGTGTTTTATTTAGAGATGATAACATTACGTTTACCACGCTCCTGTATGGCAGCACTAAAGTGTAAGGGTTTAGATGTACACATGTTGCATACTTTATCAGGTAGTCTACTCTGCTCACAAAACTTTGTCAACTCATCATCACTACAATCTACAGGGAGACCATCCACAAGATATTCTTGCCACTCTTCAGCATCACTCTGTTCTGTCACAGACAGTAGTTCTCGTAGGAAAGCAGTGTTCGGACACTTCCACAACTTACCTCTGAATAGTTGTGTATTAGGGCAAGAACATACCTTATAACTCTTTGCTATCCTCCCCTGATTGTATGGATATACCTTACCATCTCTCTTCTTGATTGAGTTGAACCACCTATCCTGACCAGTGTGATGTTCGGTCACCAGTACTTTAGGGTGGTTGAATTTCTTTATTATATCTTCCACTTCCTTGAGGTGTATACTTATTCTTAGATACACCTTAGGATCTTCTAAAACTCTTCTGATCCAACCTTCATTCTGTAGGAGCAGTAAGCCATTGGTATAGAGATAAACAAAAGAATTAGTATGTGATCTACATGCATCTACAATCTCCTCACATCTTGGGTTTAGTAAGGGTTCACCGCCTATGACAGATACCCTATCAATATCTAGTCTTGGTAAGATAGTTTCTATATCTTTTATTAGAGCATCAGTATCTAACTTACTCGTAGGTGCAAAGTAATTACTAAAATGATTACAACCTTTACATGATAAGTTACAACCTATGGTTGTACTTATGTCAAGAATTTTGAGAGTGGGCAAGGTATGCTGCTCCTATAGATGTGCCACCGTCATGTGCAACAGGCATGGCACGGACTCTTACGTCAAGTTGTTTTACTAATTTATAATTAGCAACACAATTCAAGAAACAACCACCTGCTAGAACCAGATTTCTATTGGGAAACATCTTTGACAATTCCATTGATCTCTTCTCCCACCTTTGCTGTATATAAAATGCTTCTTGTTTTCCATACGCTGCCAACCCCATGATTTTACCTGCATCCTCAGGATCAAAACCATAGTTCACACATGTCTGTTGGTATTGTTTACCAATGCCAACGTCATCTTGGCTAAAGTATTTTTTATGTAAAACTTTCCAAGAGGGTGCATCAAATATAGTTTCTATCTCTATACCCTCATCTGTCTTTGATCCATTTGCATCTACAACTATCGCTATGGCATCATCAAATCCTGAGTTATAAAAAGCAGATGCTGCATGACACAGGTGATGTTGATTTCTATAATCATATAGAATAGCATCAGGAAACTTATTCTTCACTATACTCAAGTCAAGAGATGATATGAGTGTCTTAGAGTCTTTAGTCCAGTATGAATCACACAATGCTATGGCATCTATGTCATGCACATACTTGAGTAAAGATCTTACAGCATAGTCTCTTTTCTTTCTTGTTATTCTCTCTGACTCAAGATAGAATGCTATCTTACCATCTCTCATTACACACACTGAACCATTGTTTGATAGGTTCAACCCTAGGACTGAAAATTTTGCGGAGATTTTTTTTCCAGATTCTTGTAATTGAAAGGTCATTTTCCCCTGAGTTTTTGCACGTCTGGAAAGTATAGGTAGTCTATGTCACTACACTCAAAGCATTCGATGGCATCCTCTGGTGTCTCTACCAGTGGGTCACCTGCTAAGTTGAATGATGTGTTGAATAATATTGGCACGTCAGTGAGTTGATAGAATGAATCAATCAACTGATAGTAATTAGTATTGTCTTTGAGTCCTACAGTTTGAACTCTACATGTGTTATCAACGTGAAGTATTGCAGGTATCTTATCATAAGTATGTGGATGAGCATTCACAGCGTACATCATGAATGGTGACTCATCTAATCCTCCCATATCAAACCACTTATGAACATGGGGTAGAAGAACACTACCTGCAAAAGGTCTGAATGATTCTCTATTCTTTACTTTATTGATTCTATCCTTACCATCAGGATCTCTTGGATCGTATAGTATAGATCGATTTCCTAGTGCTCTAGGTCCTGCTTCTGATCTACCTTGAAAAACTGCCACAACATTACGCTCCTCAAGTAATCGAGCAACGTACATTGTATTCACTGTGTCTCCCTCTATGTGAGACAGATCATATTCAGGACCAAGGTATAGTGAATCAATCATCGTGATCGTCCCAAGGATCTCTCAGTGCTTTGTTGTCAAAGAATCCTTTGTATACACCATACGCTGCAAGTAATACGGTGATTACTGCAATTGAAATACCAAATGTGTAGTTGGGATCAAGCGTAAGGTGAGGTACTAATGGTGTCTCACAAGTCCATGTCTCTGGTAAGAAATAAACTGGAGGACAAGAAAGAAATGT